CATTTAATCCTCCTTACAAGTACATGCTTTTGAAATACCAGTTAATTTAGTAACAAGTAATTCAGTTTCTTTAGTCTCCTTGCCTATCTTTTTACATACAGATAATGCTGTAATAAGATACGCAAGTTCTTTTTTAGATAGATCTACAAGCATAGTGATTACCTCATGTAGAGATAACCACCACTCCATCCACAATTACGTGGATCAAGTACATACTCACGATCTTTAATAAGTCTTAGATCGTATCTAACATGCTTTGCTGGAGATTTCCATGATGCTGGTTTGTAGATCTCACCAGTTTTCTTATTCACAAATGCGTGAACACCACCACTATTCCACTCATTTCTACGATCATCCCAATCGTTTGAAATGATCTTATAATACTTTCTACCTTCCTCTATGGTAAATCTCATTCCTTTGAATGTACCCTCATTTAACTCATTTAATTGATATTGTGCGTAGCGTGATAATTCTGCTTTGCTACCATCAGCATTAAACCTTGCAGCATTAGACTCAATCATTCTTCTATGATACTGCTTGTAATTCTCAGCAAGCGAAATACATAGTTGATTTGTCCATCTAAGGATTCTGTTTTCAAGATCCGCAACCACTTGCTCTCTCTCTTCTCTTGTAAGAACTGTAGGCATTGGAAACTCCGTTGTTGTGTATGTAATTATTATAATGCCCCCAACAGGAGATGGGGGCATGTTTGTGCCAGTTTATAAAGCGGTCTCTTGTACCTCCGCAACATCATCAAGAACTGCTAGAACATCTGCTGCTGTGTCTGCGTTCTCAAGTAGGAACTCCGCAAAGTTGTAAGAAACTGCGTTAGATGAATCAAATGACATGATAAAAAGTAGTGTCGTTTACATTTTGCCCTTGATAGGAATCGAACCTATCCTTACCAAAAGTGGAACACACCAGCGTGGGCAGGAAATGAGAAGGTAAACTTACAAAACCTTCTCATATTTAATTAACAACAAAAACAAGATATTATTATGAAAGAAGTGCGTATAGCACTATTTTGATGATACCATAAGGAAACAGCAAAGGGTAGAGTTGAGGGAACGGGGCAATGATCTGGGTTTCACCCAGTTGCCCAAATTTACCTACTGGGAATCGCTTACACCTGAACCCCCAAACTTAATCGGGGCAGTAGAACCGTTATCCCTCAACAAATGTATTATAGCAGTTTTACATCATGATACAACCTCGGATGTGCCAGTTATTGAACTGTCTCTCTAACTGGGAAGTCAACAGGAACGTCAAGTATTCTACCCTTCACTCCATCATTATACTGACCTATATCATAGCAAGTCCACTCACCATTGTCAAATAGGTAAGCATACTCACCATCAGTTCTCTCTGTTTGGTCAAGATACTCTGTGATTGACTCAGAGATCTTTGGTGGGCAGTCCTCGCCTCTCTCTGAATAGTATGTGGGTGCAGATACTTCTCTCTTACTATCTTCATCATAATCCCAACCATACTCAGAATCACAAGAGGACATATCTCCTCCATCAATCAACTCTTCAACCTTCTCTCTGGTGTTAAACTTCTTTTCAAGTGTAACTCCTAACCACTCAGGATAACCATCCCAGTGATGATATACTGAAATGATTTGTCCCTCAAGTTGTAGTCCTATGCGTGAGCGAGTTCCCATTGGAATAATGAAGTAAAATGCATGCGGATGTTAGTTCTTTCTTCGGTTGCGATCCGAGAGGCACATCCATCTCCTCGTTGTTGTGTGTAGGACTTACAGGACGTAATTTCTCTGCTGAACAGAGACAACCATAGATCCTTGCCTAGAAAATGATAAGGTGAGAGAAAACAAAACTGAGGGGGCAGTGCATTACCCTAACAGTCATATCTCTGCTTCTGATAAGAGGAGAGGAACTTAATCCGATTCGTTCTCTTATTCTGTCAGAGTAGTCAGGAACCTCGTTTGTTTTCCCATACTGCTATTATAGTACCTGTTCAAGTGGATTCAACTGGGTGTGTGCCACTTCCTTAACTGGCACAGCATTTTGGATTCTCTCCTTTGATATATTAACATACTTTTCTTCTCTCTCAATAAGAATGTAATCTCTATTAGTTTCTATACATGCTACTGCCGTACTTCCACTACCACCAAAACAATCAAGGACAGTATCCCCTTCATCAGTACAATGTAGAATGACATTCTTTAATAGTTCTATCGGTTTAGGTGTTAAATGTCCCATCTTCTTAGAATCAAAATCATACTGCCATACTGAGTGATGAGTTCTTTGATTGTAAAACTTAGGAACCAAATCATCTAAGGTAAATCCAAGATACTTTGTAATTGGTTTGATTGTTTCTTTAGTGGGATAGTTCTTACCAGTTTCAATGTTACTATACCACCCAGTCACATTACCAGTTTTACTTAGTATCTCCTTACTAATGTCAGAAGATTTAACACCCAACTCTAATCTACGTTCTCTCAACTTCAAATGTAAGTTCTTCTTAGTATAGAATAGAATATACTCTGCCATCTTCTGGAAGTTATTAAGTCCTTCAACCTGAACAAATCCATTTAAGAAACCTTCTTGCTTACACCCAGAGAATAACTTATTCCATACAATAAAGTTTCTATATTCCAAATTAGTATTGTCAGTTATCCTTCTATCCAACTCTGCCATCATTCTAAAGTCATTATGAAAGAACCAGAATGAACCACTATCCTTTAATACTCTATCAATTTCAATGAATACTTCTTGCATCCACTCATAATAAGATACACCAGAATATTCTTTTGGTTGATAACCTTTTTTGGTCACACCAAAATTATCCCAATCATCTTTAGCGATGTTATATGGTGGATCAATGAGAACAAGATCAACAGACTTGTCCTCAAGTTCTCTCATTTTAACGAGACAATCTCCTTGCCTTACGTCTTTCAACTGCTGCTTCTTGATCTGCATAAGTTTGTTGGATAGTTTTATCGGATTGCTGAAGATTGCCATTGCGAGTGATAGGTATAACATTACCACCCCTAGTCATATACTTGTTAGATTTTAATGGATTAACGTGTCCAAATTGTATTTGATTAGGGTCACTTTTATCAGCGTCCTTATACCAATCCGCTTCTAATGTTAATTGTAACACAGGGCAACAAAGTTGTCCATTATCATCAGTTATGTAAATTCCTTGATCCTCAAATTCTTTTACAATCTCCTTTGATCTTGCCTTTAACTTCTCTTCTACATCTTCAGGTAAGTTATGCTCAATATCTTTTTGTAGCATTAATATTGCTGCAAAATCGAAATGTGCTGTTGCTATTGTATAAGGAGTTCCACCATGCTCTACTGGTGTACCTGCTTTAAGTTTAACATTGTTACCTTTCCACTTATACTTTGCATTTAACTTAGTATAATTTTCTTTTGTAACTTGAACTGGATAAGTTCTTCTTGATCTATTCTTAAATAAAATGTCATCATTACCAGGCGTAGTATCACAGTCTTTTATCTTATTTGCAAATGCTTTTGCAAAGTAAGAAGTGTAACTACTTTTGCACTTACCTTTATGACCTTTAGGTAAGCAACACTTAGGTTTTGAGAATAGAGAATAAACAAACTTATAAAATGCTACATCATCCTCACTAGCATACTTGGCAATGTTCTCTAATGATTTGTTAAAGGTGTTTTCCTTAACTCCACCACAACATTCCTTCATGCAAACAGAATCATTATACTTTTCATTCTCTTCAAATTGACGTGCTTCAGTAATAGCACTTCTCAAGTCCTCAGTAACAAATGGCATTGGTTTAGTGCTTAACTATATTAATATTATAGCAATAAAAAACCCCCTGAAAGGGGGTTGTGTGCCACTATAACAAGTGTCATAAGCTATAACCACTTAGTCATCATAGACTCTACACTCTAAAGAGTCTGGATGATTATCGCAGTAGACTTCGAGGTGTGAATCTTCGTGCCTTGTATGATAATCGTTGATTTTACCTTCATTAGGATCAACCACATCATCCTTATGATACTCATCATAATCTGCGTGAACATTCTCTAAATCTTCTTTTGTATATTCCAGCATACCATGATTGATATGCTCCTTGCCATCTTTAGGATCAAGGTAAACTTCGTGTTCTAAATCGTGCTTTGGTTGTGTCATAATCCAACAGAATTTGCGTTTGAGTAATCTCTAGTTCAAGCAAGGATTAGTTGCTCTTTCTTAATGAAATCACCACTCATATTATAGTATAATTTATGGTTATCAGTGGTAACATAGTGTCCCTTTATCTCGTTTCCATCACAATGCCAACCGTAGTTGATTACACTCTCGTTGGTTCCATCTATACTAAACTTCTTGTTTGTGTGCAGATACTCCAAGTATCGTTCATCTAGATTAATCATTGCCCTAAAGTGATTGTGTTGGTATTATAACATAACTACTTAGGAAATCTAGTTATGCTTAATATTTATTTAATCTTCTTCAGGTCTATCGAAATAAGTACCAAATAACCCACTATCACCATCTTTTCGGTTTTCTAGTTTTTCCACAATGTCTATTGCATCCACTAGGTTCTCTATATTTGAGAGCATATCAGCAATATGCTTGCTAACATAGGGTTTCTCAGTTCTGGCAGCAAAAGATAAAGCATTTCTTAATGCCTCCTGTGCCTCTCTGAGAGAATATTCTACTTGTTGTGATAATCCCATTAAAGTTCCTCCTCACAATACTTCTCTACGATCTCTGATATTACTTCGCTGAAAGCATTACGCAATTCATAAGCAATATCATCCTTATCTTTCTTTAACCTTCTTACAGTTATGGGTGGTAATCTAAGTGTTGCTTTAACATCCCATAAACCAAGATCTTTATTCTTGGTGGTAGTTACTTCCAGCATCTCTGGTTCTTGTCCATGAAATTCCTTGTCCATTAGTTTCTGTTGTCTCCAGCTAGTTCATCTATTTTAGCACAAACATAAGGATTGTCATAGTCGGGTGTCTCCTCCTCTTTATCCTTTGGCCACCAGATACCTTCACCAGTCATTTCATAACCAGCATCAATCATCTCCTGATAAGACATTTCCTTTCCTTCACGATAAGTATTAGTTCTCTTATCATCAGGTAGTTCTGTATAATCTGGCCAACGATTAGGATCATCTAAAGTGTCACCAAGATAAGTATCTAACTCTTTTTCGTGGAGATTAATAACCTTATCCTTATGCTCAGTTC